TTGCCGGGGTATATTCCCCGTTTGAAATCGCGTTTTTGTGCGCGAAGGCCCACGCCCGTTCCACGGGGATAAGGCCGTAGAGATTTTGACCGCCCCTACCGGTTCTCCCGATTATGCCAGCGGTCGCCACGTTCGGCATGAATCCGCGCATGACACTCTTTGCAAAGGGCCATCAAATTGCTGCGGTCGTGAGTTCCTCCCTGTGAAAGAGGGAGCTTATGGTGAATCTCCTCGGTTGGCATGTACACACCTTTCGCAAGGCAGACTTCACACAGCGGGTGCTCCGCAGCATAGCTGTCCCGGTTGCGTTTCCATGCCCGTCCGTACCGACGCTTGGTAGCAGGGTCACGGTCGTACCGTTCATAGCGCTGGGCTTCCAGCTTCTCGTGTTCCGGACAGAAGCGCCCGTCTGTCAGGTTGGGGCAGCCGGGAAAGGAGCAGGGCCGCTTGGGTTTCTTGGGCACGTCGCTTCCTCCTCCGTTCGCAAAATTTACAACTCCTTTTATGAGGGCCAGAGATTCGCAAAATTTACAAGCCCTATTATGAAGGAGGTGTATTTCATGGATACACGGTTTGAGTTCAACATCAAAAAGGTCAGCATCAAAGGTGATGACCAGTACCTGTACCTGTATTTCAACGAAAGGCTCATTGTAAAGCTGGAATACCGGGACATCGAAACTGCTGCGAACTATCTGGTGAAGAAAGCTCAGGTGCAGCAGCTTCCGGGGTACGACTCTAAGCTGTTGAACGAGAACGCAGACTCATCCGAGGATGAGTAACTGCAAAAAGGAAGGGTCGCTAACAGCGGCTCTTCCTTTTACAAAACAAGCCTCCGCAGGATTTCTCCCACGAAGGCTTGGCCCTATTTTTCACACTATCATAATACCACTTATCAATGTGCCATTCCGTGCCAAAGTGCGCCAACTTTATTCTGGCGGCTGAAAATTTCTGAGGGCCGACGCGTGGATGCGATGAACCGTCCGCATGGATACGCTCATCAACACCGCAATCTTCTCCCAGCCGTAATTGTTGATGTACCGGAAGCGGAGAAGGAGCTGTTCATCCACATTGGCCAGCTGCGAGATGGCCTCGCTGATTTCGGCCTTCAAATCCACCAACCGGTCAATCTCCGCGTTTATCTTTTGTTCCGCATCGATGATTTTGCAGATGGTCTTCTCAAAGGGTGCTTCTGTGCTCTGCGTCTTGGATACCCGAACGCCGTCATAATTTACGCCGCTCAAGCTGGTGGCCAAGTCACGCAGCCTGTCCAGCTCGGACAGGTCGGAATTGATGTGCTCGTTCAGCCGGTAGGCTTGGGAGAGATATTGTTTTGCAGTCATCTGGTGATTCCTCCTTCCTGTATTTTCTTCATGAGCGCCTCGCCGTCCAGACCGGAGAGCGGTTCAAACCATCCGGAACGGAAGAAGCGCTCAAGGCTCTGGAGCTCGGTTTGGTGCTTGAGATAGGTCTCATGCTGTTTGTCCTCCTCATCCCGTGGCGGATTTTGTCGAAACCAATCGAGCTCTGCATCGTAATCCTTTGCCGCCAGCACCACGATGGCGTGGGCCAGCCGGGTATAAGCGTCGTCCACAGGCATCACACCTCCAGTGCCACTTTGACCGCATCGATAAGCGCAGCCTGTGTTCTGTCCTTCGCCTCCAGCGCCTTCAGGATTCTCTCGTCGATGGTGCCCTTGGTGACGATATGCTGTATCACCACTGTTCCGGAGTTCTGGCCTTGCCGCCACAATCTGGCGTTGGTCTGCTGGTAGAGCTCCAGCGACCATGTCAGGCCGAACCAGATGAGGGTGGAACCACCGGTCTGCAGGTTGAGCCCGTGACCGGCTGAGGCCGGATGGATGACCGCCACCGGGATTTTGCCGCTATTCCAGTCGGCGATGTCCTTACTGGACTTCAGCTCTCGGACATCAAAGCGCTTTTTGATGCGCTGCAGGTCGTGCCGGAACCAGTAGGCCACCAGAATCGGCTTGCCGTTGGCGGATTCGATGATGTCCTCCAGTGCGTCCAGCTTCCGGTCATGAAACTCTATCGTGTCGCCGGTATCGGCATAGATAGCACCGTTGGCAAGTTGGGCCAGCTTTCCGGTCAGGGCCGCTGCGTTGGCAGCAGTCACCTCGCCGTCCGGGAGCTGTAGGATGAGCGCCTGCTTGAGCTCCTCGTACCGGTCGGCCTCTGCATCGGAGAGATAGACCTCGTAGCGGGTGGAGACCAGCTCCGGCATCTTCAGGTGGTCGGTGGATTTCATAGAAATCGTAATGTCGGAGATTTGGCCATAGATGGCATCCTCCGCTCCCGGCATGGGCTTGTAGGAGTAGATGATTTGCCCGTTGCGCTTGTCCGGGAGGAAGAAGGTGTTCCGGTACTGCGTGATGAAGCGACCGAGACGCTGGCCCATATCCAGCAGCTGGAACTCTGCCCACAAATCCATTAGACCGTTGGAGGACGGGGTGCCGGTCAGCCCGATGATGCGCTTCACCTTGGGCCGGACGCGCAGCAGCGCCTTGAATCGCTTGGATTGGTGGTTTTTGAAGGATGACAGCTCGTCGATGATAACGGTGTCGTAGTCGAATGGGAGACCGCTGTTCTCAATCAGCCAGCTCAGGTTCTCCCGGTTGATAATGGTGATGTCGGCGCTGACCATCAGGGCGGCCTTCCGCTCTCTGGCGCTGCCCACGGCAACGGTATAGGTCAGGTTTTGCAGATGCGCCCACTTTTCGATTTCCGCAGGCCATGTGTCGCGGGCCACACGAAGGGGTGCGACCACCAGTATGCGGTGGGCCTCAAAGCTGTCGAATAGCAGGTCGGCGATGGCCGTCAGGGAGATGACCGTTTTGCCAAGTCCCATGTCCAGCAGGACGGCGGCCACCGGATGGGTTTCGATATAGTCGATGGCGTAAGCCTGATAGTCATGTGGCTTGAAGTTCATCCAGCATCCCTCCAATCTGCTCTATACGGTCAATCACATACACCCGGAAGCCCAACGACCGCAGCAGACGGTGTCGTGCCAACTGGAGCGGGCGCGGGGCCTTTCCCGGCGCTTTCAGCTCCACAAAGGCGATTACGCCATCAGGGAGTAAGACAATGCGGTCGGGCATCCCGTCGAAACTCGGAGACACGAACTTTACGGCGATGCCACCGGCCTTTTTTACCATCAGGGATATTTTTTTCTCGATATCCTTTTCTCGCATAAAACGCTCCTTTTCTCTGGTCGTGCAAGGTGTATCAATGCCAATACAAGACTTTTTCTTGTCTTGATTTTTTTAACCCTTAGAAAAAGTCTGTAAAACACATTGATACACCTTGTCATTTGGGCTCTCAGGTCAGAAAATCGTCTCCCGCGTCGTCCACGTCCGACCGCAGCCGCACTCCCTTGAAATACCGTTTCCGGTTCAGGGTCACGCGCTCATATCCGGCGCTCTCCATCGCAAAATAGAAGTCTGTCGTGCTGCGCACATACTCGTTGGTATCGATGCAGTAGTTCCGATACGCCTGATACAGCGAGGAGGAGCTCTCCCGGAATCCGTCGCCGGTCTCGCACTTGTCCTCCATGAAGTGACCAAACCAGTCGTTCTGGCTCCGGTATTCGTCAATGGCCGCCTTCACGCAGGCCGGGACAGGAATCTGGTAATCGAGGTCGATGACCTTTTTGGCACCCTCGATGACCCACGCCAGAATGCTCTCTCCGGCATTGTCGTAGAGATACTCGCCGTAGTTCTTGATGTCGCTCTTGCCGGTAATCTTGGCGTTGAACGGGATGACGATGAGCCTGCGCCAGATACCATCGTCGGAGGCGCTGACGCGAGGCAGATGGTTGGTGTACAGCACCAGCGTGTGACAGGGCTTGAAGGAGAACGGGTCTTTGTACTTCTTCTCGGCGAACACATCGTCCGTGGAGCAGAGTTGTTTGACCGTGGAGTCGTTCAGGCGGGCACCTTCCTGCATCTCAGCTGCGATGAGGAGCCGCTTGCCCTTGACCTCCGCCATCTCAGGCTTGATGTTCCTGCGGCAGCCCACGGTCAGGGTGTCAGCGGAGATATTGCCGCTGTACAGGCCCAGCACACGGGATACCGCATTCCAGAAGGTGCTCTTACCGTTCCGGCCATCTCCGTAGGCGATGATGAGGGCTTCCACATAGACTTTGCCGATGGCGGCCAGCCCGCAAATCATCTGAACATAGTCGATGAGCTCCTGATTGTGCTGGAAAATGAGGTCAAGGCAGTCCTGCCAGATTTTCTGTCCCTTCTGGCCGGGAGTGACGGAGGTGATTTTCGTGATGAAGTCCTCCGGCGAGTGCTCCCGCGCTCCGGCCATACCTTTACGCAGGTCGTAGGTGGCCTCCGGAGTGTTGAGGGCAAAACAGTCCGCATCCAAGTCTCTGGGCGAAATCTCCAGCATGGGATGGGACTCCTTCAGCGCCGAGGTGATGTATTTGGAGTCCCGGCGCTTGATGACGAACGCCTGATATGCCTTTGCCGCCAGATATTCCCGAAACGCCTCCAACTGCTCGTCGCTCATCAGCTGTTCCGCTTTGGCCTTGGAGGTGCCGTCCAGAATGGTCTGGGCACCGTTGTTCTTCATCTTCGTCAGTGCGGTGAGCAGGTCACGGTTGGCCTCCTTCATCTGACGTCGGGTCAGCTCATGGGCGACTGCCTGCGCACCCGGCTCCGATTCCTGCCAGTAGTGGTCGCTGTAGCGGATGAAATGAGTGGCCGGAGAATAGCGGAGCTCCCCGGAGAAGTAGCGGGCCATGACCTCGGCCTGCCCGACATCCGAATAATCCTCCGGCTTATAGCTGCTGGGGTCGTTATAGGCTTCCGGAGGGACATACCCGGCCTGCTCCCGGATGCGGGAGAAAAAACGCTGGGCGCTGTGCCAGATGGTGTTCAGCTCACTGTTCTCCAGCGGAGGCACACACTTGGCAGCCTCGTCCAGGAACGCCTGATACGCCTCGTCGGTATCGCCGTACTTTTTGATGACGCGACCGGCGAAGCGGGACATTGTGGCATTCCGGCTGCCCTCCGGGATGACGGCGCTCTGGCCGAAACCGCCGTCGGGCAGGTCGGAATCGAAATCGTCCTCCTCCAGAAATTCGGTCAGGTTCATCCGGCCCGGATAGAGCGCGACCTCTGCTGTGGCGGTGCCGAAGAAGAACCGGGCAGCATCCAGCGCATTGGTGTCAAAGTATGGGAAGATGGAATTGACCAGTTTCTTCATATCGCTGTAGAGTGCCGGGTCGGTCACATAGTCGATGGGAAAGAGCACATGGAATTTTGGCCGCGCAGCTTTTCCGTTCTTCTCCCGCATGTGGAAGCGGCTGAAGTGGACGGCAAAGGTGACACCGGGAAACTGCTGGAGGACATCCTCCGGGGTAATCCAGTCCTCCGGATTCTCCGAGTGGTCGTTGTCACAATCCACCGGGAGGCAGTCGCTCCCAATGAAGTTGTCGCCGTTGCGGTAGCTGTTCCGGTACTCGGCGCAGACATAGTCGTGGCAGATGGCGGCCTTCAGGCTGTCCTCGTCCAGAATGACATGCTTGTGCGGGTAGGAGCAGTTGCCGGGATTGCCGGTGACGTCGGCGCTATAAATCGTGAACATCAGTCATACACCTCCGCCGCTTCTTCCTCCAGCACCTTCGTGATGAACTTCAGCGCCCGAATGGTCGTCTCCAGTTCACAATCGCCGCCGAGGATGACTTCAAAGCCGGGGCAGCCGTACTTGTTGACATAGCTGCGGACTTCCATATCCGTGCTGGCCGCGTCCTCAATACGGAAGTAGGTGCGACCGCCGTGGCCACTGTCGCCGCCCTGATAGCCAGTGGTGCCAGCCTCGACTTCGAGGATGTTGGCGCTGACCACATCACGGGAATAGGTAGTGAGCTCGGTGCCGTCCTTCAGGATGCGGCTGTTTTCTTTGATTTCGTACACGGTCTCAAACCTCCTGACAATCTTCGGTAAAGTAACGCAAGCGGTAGTTCTTCCACTTGGCTCGTCTGATTTCTGCCTGCATACCCGCAGAGATTCGGCTGCCGAACACCCACACCTCAGAGCACTTGCTCATGATGGCGTTGCCAAAGAATATCCCAAGCTCTCGCTCGTCCGGGTCGGCATCGTCCAGAAACTGTGGAAAGAGCAAATGTGGCGCGATGGGGATATAGCCCTTATCCACGGCAAACCGGCTGTAGCGTCTGGCGGCATCTACGTTTCCTGCGATGTCCCCAGCGTAGGGAGAGCAGATGTAGACGATGGGCCGGAACGCACGACCGGAGCGCTGTTCCTGTTCGACTTTCTTGATGGCCTCGCATGCCGTCAGGTCAAGGTAGCCTTCGCTGTTGCGCATATCGACATTCATGTTGCGATTCCTCCTTTCCGGGCGGACTCGTCGGCACAAGCTCCATATCGCTCATTTCGCCGCAAGCGGCAAAACTCGTTCATTCCGCTGCGCCTCCTCTTCCCAGAAAACCATCCGGTTTTCCGGGAGACCCTAATCAGGCGTCCACCTCTGTTTCCCACTGAAGGTGAACGCCTGATTTGAGCGGATGATTTTCAATCTTTTTTGTAGAACGGGGTCGCATAGCCGTCTGCCCGGAGCAGCAGACCCTTTGCCCACGGAGGTGTCCGGCCCATCTGCTCACAGACTGCGTCCAGCGACATACGCGGGTCGGCCTCGATGACCAGCTCGTCATGGATATGCATCACGATGGAGCAGCACCGAAGCGTCCGCATGGCATAGCAGAGAATGTCGCGGGCGGTGGCCTGCACGATATTCTCCACGAACTTCGGCCCGTAAGAATCCAGCCGCTCCCACTTCTTCGTGGAGCCGATGCCCTCATAGGTGATACACTCGCCGCCGAACTTGTTTGTGCCCACCTTGGGCTTCACATAGGCCAGCTTCCTTCCGGAGGGCAGGGTGATGAACAGCATCCCGCTCCGACAAGAGAAGGTCAGGCCGTAGTCGGTGGTGGTGTGCTTATACCGAACGGCCTCCATGACAGCCCTGTCCACGGCCCACCAAAATTTCACGATGTTCGGGTTGGCCTGCCGCCACGCATCCACCAGCTGCGGGAGCTCCTCTTCGGTCAGCCCCATCTCCAGAGCACCCATTGCTTTGAGCGCACCCACGGAGCCGCCATAGCCGAGGGCCAATTCCGCAATCTTACCCTTCTGGCGCAGGTGGCCATTGACGCCATGCTTCTCCACGGGCACCTTGAACATCTGGGACGCGCTGGCGCAGTAAATGTCGCCGCCCTTGGCGAACACCTCCTGCCGCCACGTCTCTCCGGCAAACCATGCGATGACGCGGGCCTCAATCGCGCTGAAGTCCGCAACGAGGAACTGAGCACCGTCTCTGGGGATAAAGGCGGTTCGGATGAGCTGGGAGAGCGTGTCGGGCACATCCTCATACAGCAGCTTCACCGCATCAAAATCACCGGAGCGCACCAGAGCGCGGGCCTCTGCCAAGTCGGGCAGGTGGTTCTGGGGCAGGTTTTGCAATTGGATGTTCCTGCCGGAGAAGCGCCCGGTTCGATTTGCCCCATAGAACATGAACATCCCACGAGCGCGGCTGTCGCTGCAGACTGTTTTCTCCATCGCCTGATACTTCCGGACGGAGGATTTGGCCAGCTGCTGCCGGAGGGTGAGCACCTCTGCCAGCTCCGGCGGTGCCGTTTTCAGGAGCTCCGCCACGACCTTCTTGCCGAGACTATCGGTCTCCATACCGTTGTCGGAGAGCCACTGCTTCATCTGCTGGACAGAATTGGGGTTCTCCAATGCTGTCATGCGTTTCATGGCGTCGGTCAGCTCCTGCCGGGAACGGGCATCCATTTCGATGGCCTGCTCCACAAGCTCCATGTCGATGCGGACGCCACGGTCGTTGATTTCTTGGTCAATGTCATATTCCTCCCAGACCTGCGGAGGCACCGGAAATTTGGAGAGCTTCTGTTGGATGCCCATCTCAGCCTCCACATCGCGGACGTTATAGCGCTTGAATAGCTCCCACTTGTCCGGCGCGTGGAAGGGCCGGTTTCGGGTGCGATGGCCGTTTGCCTTGGTAGGCAGGCAGGGCTGGCAGAAGTATTTGATGAGCTCCTTGTCCTCGGTGAGCTTCTGCTTCTCCAGACCGAGAACGGCACCGACACCCTCCAGCGAAAGCGGCAGCCCCATCGTAGCCGCCCAGACCATAGAGCAATGCCAGCTCTCCGGGTCAAGGTATTCGCCGGTGGGATAGCCGAGATACCGGGAGAGGCACACCCGCTCAAAGGCCGCGTTGAAGGCCCACTTGGTGACGGAATCGTCCTCCAGCGCGGCAAGCACCTCCTTGGGGATGTGTTCTCCACAGACGAGGTCGACCACCTGCACCGGCCCGGAGTCGATGCTGTAGCCGAACAGTAGGATTTCAAAATTGGGAGATTCGCTGTAGCGATACACGCCGGTCTTCTGGAGCGGGATATCGCTATAGGTCTCAATGTCGATACTGAGTGTTTTCATAAGCATTTCCTTTCAAAGCAGCGCAATGTGGGTGGTAGGATTGCTCCCACCACCCACGCCGTGCTATCAGCGGAAGTCGCTCATCCGCTTGTTGTGGTACTCGATTTCGCGCTGCTCACTGGCTTCCTTACGCTTGGCATCCTTCCGGTCGTCGATGATGTCGATGACCAGACGGACGAAGAAGCCGAGGTTCAGGACGATGAAGACGCCAAGGAGGACGCAGCAGAGAACTTGCATGATGTATTCCATAGTGGCACCCTCCTTAGTCCAGGAAATCTTCGTCGTCGTCCGTATCGAAATCGGACTCGGCGCTGGCCTTTCCGCCCAGAGGCTCACCGTCACGAATCTTCTGCAGATTGTTCAGGCCACAGGCGATGCCGCGATTGCCAGAGCTGTTGAACGCGTAAAACGTGATGCTGGCGCGACCGTACACACCGGAGTAGACCTCAGAGCGGGTCAGGATGGGATTGCGGTCGGCATCCACGATACCGGGAGCGCTGGTGGCGTTGGCGTTGACGAAGTAAGCACCGGCATAGGCGGGGTCATCCGGACGCTCGGTGTCGCCATCGCGCAGCGGGGTCTTGATGGCACTGAGGGCTGGGACAGACTTGCCGTTGCCCTTGAGCTTGGACTCACCCTCACGGTAGGCCGCTTCGATGGCCGCCTGAATCTTGGCGACGGTCTTGGTGTCGGACTTCGGGATGATGAGGCTGACCGAGTACTTCGGAGCGCCTCCGTTGATGCTCTTGGGCTCCCAGACGTTGGCGTAAGACCAGCGGGTGTTGGGGCCGGTGATGACCTTCATGGGATTGGTAAATTTGGTGTTCTTATTCATCGATGTTTTCCTCCATAAAATCATTTTTTGCTGTGTTCATAGCCGGACGCTTATCGCTTTCCGGTACGAGCGTGGGCTTTCCCTGTGGCTTTTCAATGTAGGCCGTCAGGAGTTCGTCAAAGCGGGCTTTGCCGAGCAGCTTTTGCATCGCGGTGATGCCCAGCAGCTTCCGCTCATACGGGTCTAATCCCGCATCGCTGACCGCCTGGATAACGGCAGCTTCGTTGGTATATCTGCGATTGGAACGGCCTTCGACCAGTTTCCAGCCATGCCATTCCTTTCCGCTGACCGCTTGCTGGAGCGCATACTCCTTGATGTCGGAGGCCCACGATACCAGCGCGTCCATGCGGGACAGAATGTCCTCGATGTCCTTGTCCGTGAGGAGCGGAGGCAGCTTGAAATCGTAGCGGGCCAGCTCCAGATTGGCCTCGGCACGGGCGCGGCACTCATTCTTGGCCTTGCAGAATCCGCACCACTCACCGCAGAGGAAGTTGCCGTCCCCGGCAAAGGCCAGGTCAGCCGTGGGCTTCAGAACCTCGTCCGCCCAGCGGTACAGGTCATCCTTGGAAATCTCGAATGTGCTGATGTTCTGGCGTCTGGGCTGATAGATGGTCATGCTGACAGTGTCGATGTCGTAGATGCCATCGAACAGCTCCAAAGCACCGAGGCCGTAACATTTCATTTGAGAATTCTCCACTGCGGAGACAAGTATCCCGTGTTTGTAATCAATCACATGCATGGTGCCGTCCGCGATGAGGATTGCGTCCGAGGTGCCAAAGCCTTCCTCGACCCAGCGGGAGAAATCCACCCGTTGCTCAATGAGCACCACCGGGTCGGTACAGGTCTCCTTGGCGGCCTCCAGCAGTTCAAGGATATAGGCGACGTAGCCGGTGGCACAGTCGTCCATCTCCTGATTGAACCACGTCAGGTTCTCGGTGGGGTCAGTGGCCTCCATGCCCAGCGCCTTTCGGAGCTTGTACTCACAAAGTGCATGAGCGTCGGTGCCCTCGGCGGCATAATCTGAGCCCTTGTCCTCGTACAGCTCACACAGCCTCGCGGATGGCGGGCAGTGGAGCCAGCGGTCAGAGGAAGAAGCCGAGAGGAGCGCATGTCCTTTAGGTGGCATCGGCAAGTCCCTCCGCATCCTTGAGCAGGGCCTCGTAGTGCTGCGGGTCGACCAGCGAGAGCTTTGCGGCCCCGTATTTCTGGAGGAGCTCCCGGATTGCTGCCGTGTGACCGGCGCGGGACTTCTCCGCCAACACCGCCCGAACCTGCTCCAACGTGGGCGCGGGCTTGGGCTTCGGCTCCGTTGGCGCTGCGCTGCTGAACTGGTGACTCAGCCAGCTGGCCACATCATCAATAGCGGCAGCAGCATCGCGCAGTTCTTGGATGGCCATAGCCAAATCCGCCAGCTTTGACATCGTGATTGCCTCCTTCCTTGATTTGCCTCTGGTTGTCGAGGGCAGCGAGCTTATGCGCCAGTCGAGCGGAGACGCGGGAGATAGCCTTGAGCACCTGAATCTCCTCGGCGGCGATGCTGCTGTTCCTATAGTTGATGTTGTACACGGTTCTTCACCTCCCTGAAGGCTGGTGTCGTTTGTTGCCTTCCACCTCTCACTGAAGGTGATGAGCCGGTTTGAGCGGAGAAATTTTCAAAAAATAAAATTGGCCCTCCGGCCACCGGAGAACCGATGGACAGAGGACCGGGTGCGCTGGGGATTAAAAGCCCCGGATGCGCCGAAGCTCGGTGCGGTACTTCTTCATCTGGTCTGCGAAGGTGCGCTGGGGCCGACCAAGGGCCTCGGCAATGGCGCGGTCGGAGACATTCCAGTCTGCCTGCCACATAGCGATGATGGCGTCCGCGTCCGGGTCAAGCTCACGCAGACGGGCGAAGAGGCGGTCGAGCAGGTCGCGGTCAGCCACGACGCTCTCGATGGACGGGGTCTCGTCCGGCACCATGTCCAGCAAGGTGTCCTCGCCGTCCTCTCCAACGGGGATGTCCAAAGAGGCCATGTCGCCGGAGCGGTGGTGCTCACAGACGAGGCAGTCTCCGTTGCAGGCCCATACGTCCTTCTGAGAGCAAACGCAGCGCCCGTGGGCCTGTTCTTTCATGCGGATGCGGGCCGCCTCCCGATAGTAGGCGTCGCGGATTTCTTTGCTGACCGGAATCTTCTCGCCGGTAGCGCGGTCGTAGATGAAAGGGTGCTTCTGATTGTCGTGCTTTGCCATAATACGGGCCCTCCTCTGGCCCACAGCCGCTGGTGCGGTGTGGAGAAGCGGAGAGCCCGTATGGGTGCCAGCGGCAAAATGGACGCAGAAATCCCACCCGATGCGAGAGAACAATGTCTCCGCTTCAGATTGCGTCCAGCTGTTCGCGTGCTGGCTCAGTATTAAGTTGGCGGTATCGCCGCCGTGGCGAACAGCTCCTCTATGTCGACTCGGAGCGATCACATTGGCGACCCGGAACCTTTTTACGTCTTGCTCGGGACTCGCCCTGAAAGAAAGACCTTCAGGATCACGGTGAGAGAATACAACGAAACCAACGGTCTATACAGGAACCTCAGGTTGCCCTAAAAAGCATGAAAAAAGGACCTCGCGTACCGGTCTGATACGCGAGGCCCTGAGTCGGTTCCTCTGTTATTTTTTCGTGTAAAATCCACGGTGGTTTATGACTTTTTCGGAGCAACGTCAGGTTGCCCTGCGGATAAAATTTATTCTGCAATTTTTTGATTCCTCTGATATGGGATGTGCGGCTGATGGAAGGCATCCAGAATATCATTCCATTGCTGCAGCGTCCCATCGGTATAATCCAACAGGAAGCGATATGCTCTGCTGCGAGGGTCGTCTTTGGTAATCTGATAGTTTGCCGTGCCCAGCAGATCAATGCAGTATGGCTTATGGAGATTCAGTCCAATGCATACAGCCATCACGTTTTCGATTGGTGGATAGGGAACCGCACCGGATCTGTAATTTTTGATGGTGGTATCGCTCAGCCCAGATCGCTCGGACAAGTCCTCCACCTTGACCTTCTTTCTCGTCATGTGATACTTGAGGGAATCAGCGAATGTATCGCATCCCTTGGATGCCATTTCTCTCCGGACTTTTTTCTCCTGATCCTGTGCGGCATTGTAAGCCGCAACCGCCTCCGCAATCTGGTCTGCTGTCTGTATAGATTTATCATTGAAATTCTTGTCGTAGGTATGCTCGACATAGTAGTCAGCTTTGACCTCCTTGCTGAAATAGGATAGCCCATAGAATTCGTACTTATCCTGCATCTCCCTCAAATAGGAAGTGCTCTGGAAGCTGAACTTCAGACAGCATTCATCAGCAAATTCTCTGGCATAATCGGAGAGCTTTAATTCTGCTCTTCCGCGTGAGAAATCCGCCACAACGTACTTTGGATCATTGATGCAGACTACATATCCGAGATAGATGTACTTGCCGGAATCGATGAGCGCAGCGAACTCGGGATTGTTGTTATAGAGCTTTTCGTAACTGGCCTTGTCGATAACGTAGGTCTGTTTGGAACCTATGTTTCCGTTTTCGAATACGAACGACTCATGCCACTTTCCATCCACATAAACAAACGCTCCATCTGCCGCTTCAATTCCCACCTGACGAGCTCTTTGTTTAGCTGCGAAGATCGGAACATCAAACATCTCAGCTATACGACGGAGAGCATTTTCCACGATGTCCCCCGGATGTTGGTCCTTATTCTCTGTTGCGCTTATCTCCGAGAATGCTTTTCTCAGCAGGGCTATAGGCATGGCAATACGAATCGCCAGTGCATTTGCCTGCCATTCTGCATACCAGTGAGCCCTTTGCGCAACCGTCATGCTTTCGTCATACCGGCTCGGTTCCACCTCACAGGACATCATATCCGTCTCGTCGTCCAGCAGAGCCAACAGCTTGAAATATTTCTGATGAAGATGCCAGTGGATGATTTCATGCGCGATAGTCAAAAGCCGTGTTCCATCGTTGCCAAGGAAATACCTTTGCTGACTGATCAGCATCGTCCCCGGCTCGATTTCTCTGGTAATTGGATAAAGATCACCTGTTTCCGGGTCCGGCTCATACACTGTGACGACGGCTCTTCTGAAATACATCCTGCCGAAACAGGTATCGGGCAGATCAGCCAAGTAGCACTTGATATCAAACTCCTGAAAGATGTGTTTGATTGGCAGCTTGTATCCGTCGTATTCAGCACCGTCGCAATAGAAGTCTGTAAAATCATCGGCATTTTCTTCGAGGGCCGCTGAGTATATGTATGGCACCAAAAACTGATCCAGAGCATTGTCTTTCTGAAACTTTCCGTTGTGATACTCCTTGGTATCGAGCACCTCTACATCCTTCAGCCCATCCATAAGATTGCCGCGAAGAAATACTGTGAACCAGCGTTTTTTCCGATCTGCCTCATAGCGTTTGGCCCCGAGGCCCAGTTCGACAATATCCGCCTCGACGCCAACATCCATTTTTACTCTTGGACCGATATCGTCATGGCAGGTGAGGGCCTTAACCACAGGATTCTCTATTTCATGCCTGCATAATGAAAGCACATTGATGCTATGAAAGCTGCTGCCATCATATGATTTATCAACAAACTCCTGAATCGCTCCCTTGAGGACATCCAGATAATTTGCCTGCAGATAGCTTTTCAGATCAGGATATTTCGCCATTCAACAAAACACCTCTTTTTCTACGGTCTAAGAGGTGGTGCGGCAGGGACCGCACCACCTTCGGTAATCAATAGTACTGCTCGATGTAGCTGTATGCCTTATCAAAAACTTCCTTGTCCTTGATTTTGTACTTCACCCACACGACACTGCGCAGGGCCTTCTTGACCTCCTGCTTGCCGCCAGTGGTGTTCTGCCAGCCGTCGAAACGGACGATCTTTACAATATCATCAATGTCCGTGACGATCCTCTCCACGATGATCGGCGTCTTCGTATTCTTGACTCCGTTGAAGAGCTCTGTCAGGGCAGCCTTGCCCTTATCGATTTCTTCCTCCGGGACGACTTCCTTCTCGGCCTGCGCTGCTTCCTTAGCGAGCTCCAGCAGCATCTTCAGGAATTCGATGCTGTTGATGAGGCCCTGCTCATGCTGCTCACGGAGCTTTTCCAGCTTGTCGCCGAGGCGCATCCACTTGGGATCATCTGAGTGTTTATGAATTCTGGCTACGAGGTCGATCTCCACTTTCTTTGCCGCGTTCTTGGCTCCCTTGTGTTTTTCGATAAAAGCATCAATCAGTTCCGCGTCCAGCGACAGGATTTCCTCATCCTCGTGGACCTCGCCGACATCCATATTGGCGTTGACGATTTCCATCGTCTTCGGACCAAGGGCTGCCCAGATCAGACCGCCACCTCCGTTGGTCGGCTTCACGGATTCAAAGACCTTCGTCAGCCAAACATAGTCCGGCTGGATTGTGGTCAGGATAGGATCGGGGGAGATGGCATTCCATGCACGGTTCAGTACCTGATAGTCCGCCGCAAATTTATCCTTCTCCTTGTTGGTCGGCAGGCACTCCTGCGCAGCCATGAGGCCCTCCCAGCCATCGACGGTGCGGTCCACTCCCATGAAGTAGCTTAGGCACTTCCGGAGCAGCGCCGGGATCTGCTTCTTCACTTCCTCGATGTTCGTGATGACCTTCTTCATGCTGCCTTCGTCGAAGTCCAGCGCCTTGGCCACGTTATCGAAGATGCCGATGTAGTCTACGATCAGGCCGTTGGTCTTGCCTTCATCGTAGGTGCGGTTAGTGCGGCAGATCGCCTGCAGCAGGGTATGATCCTTCATCGGCTTGTCCAGATACATAACCTGCAGGATCGGCGCATCGAAGCCGGTGAGCAGCTTTGCTGTAACAATCACGATCTCCAGCGGATCATTAGGATCGCGGAAACGGTCGAGGACCTTCGTCTCTTCATCCTTGGTCCGGCGATAGGCTTTGTATTCATCCGCCTTATCATCATTGGTGTCCATCACGATGGTAGAGCACTTTTCACCCAGCAGCCGGTCAAGCTCTGCCTTATACTTCAGGCAGCAAGGCCGGTCGAACACAACAACCTGTGCCTTATATCCATTCGGACGGACCTTCTCTGTGAAATGCTTTGCGATATGAGCGCAGACCTTATGAATACGCGCCTCGTTGTACATGATAGCCTTCATGTTCACATGCTTGGATAGCTCCGCCTTCTCTGCGTCGGAAAGGCCCTCGGTCAGCACATCGAACTCGCGGTCCATCGTATCCCGGTCTACCCGCAGGTCCACCGGGACAGGCTCGAAGTTCAGCGGCAGTGTGGCGTGGTCGCGGATAGAGTCGGAGAAGGAATACTTACTCATATATCCGCTCCGGTCCTCTGTAGCACCGAAGGTAGCAAAGGTGTTCTTATCCAGACGGTTGATCGGCGTACCGGTCAGGCCGAAGAAGAAGGCATTCGGGAGTGCCTGACGCATTTTGATACCAAGGTCGCCCTCCTGCGTCCGGTGGCACTCATCGACCATCACGATAATGTTGTCACGCGGGCTGAGCTCGCCGGTGACCTCCTGAAAACGGAAAATGGTCGTGATGATAATCTTCCGGATGTCCTGCCGGAGCATGGTCATCAGCTGCTCGCGAGTAGAGGCAGATTCCAGATTACCAACATCGGAGGAGTGGAACTGAGCTGTGATCTGGGATTCCAGATCCAGACGGTCGTCCACGATGATGACGGTCGGATTCTTGAGGTCCGGTAGCATACGTAGCTTCACAGCAGCAAACTCCATGAGGTAGGACTTGCCGGAGCCCTGGAAGTGCCAGATCAGACCCTGTTTCGGATACCCGGCGCGAACACGGTCGATGATCATGTTGGCACCCTCATACTGCTGGTACCGGGCAATGACCTTGTACTTACGGTACTTGCTGTCGGTCGCAAAAAGCGTAAAGAACTGGAACAGGTCCATGATCTTGTACTTCGTGATCATATCCATCACGCTGATCTGCACGGCAGCCAACGAGCCGTCCGACTTATCATCGGTCGTATGCCACGGGCCATACTTCGCAGCAGGCATGCAAACAGAGCCGTAGCGATAGCACTTACCCTCGGTGGCAAAGTTGAATACGTTGGACACGAACATCTGCGGGATGCTCTGCTCGTACTTGTTGATGTCCTGAGCGCCGTCCAGCCATGTGATGGCAGCGCGGACCGGCGTTTTCAGTTCACCAATGACGAACGGGAAGCCGTTCACGAGCAGAACGATATCCAGACGCTTGCCGCCTTCCTTCTTCGGGTACACCCACTGGTTGGTAACGACATAGCGATTCTGGTCCAGCTTGCCGTTGATCTCGGTCCCGAAAAAGTCGATGGAGACCTGCTTCCCATCCTCGCCGAAAGGATAGGTGTTCTTCTCGAATACCAGCTGCTTAAACGCCTCGTTCTGGGTGACGAGGTTGTGCGCATTGGTGGAGAGGAACAGCGTCCGGAGCTTATAGATGACCTCATCCGCTCTGGATTCGTCTGCTGCAATCTCCGGATTCAGCTTGATCAGGGCCTCCCGGACCATAGACTCGACCATGACGTCGCTCTCATCACGATCCAGTTCCTCTGCCGGGATATACTCCCAGCCGTTTTTCTTGAGCGTCGAAATAATCATCTGCTCAGTAGTGTTGTCTTCATTGAAAACCGCCATTGTCAATCCTCCTCTGAATGTAGTAATTCTATAATCAATGCGCCGCTGAGCTTCAAACACATCAGCGCAGCAAATTTTGATTTATCGCTCTGAATAACGAACGTGGCAAAGGCCCCCTGATGTTCAATAGGTGGAACGGGGACAGAGGTCGCGCACAGCTTCTTAATGGTTAATCTTGTAATAGCCGCTCCGTCCATATTACTCCTCATTGAGTGATAAAACGTCGGGAAATTCAATAGAGCCTTTAAGTACTGACCGTTGATAATACTCCTGTCGTGCTTCAGTAATGCGACACTTGAAAGCATAGTGAATTCCTCATCGAGGGTATTAATCATTGCGATACCAGTTGTTGCTCCGTCCTTTATGTAAAGGATATCTCCGTATTCAGGGTCACACCTTTCGTATATTGGACGATGAACACTTTCAGGTACGTAGGTCAAATCACTGAAGTCAAATCCATCAATCTTGATGTTCTTTGCAGTAATATATTTGTAATCTCCTTCTGGAAATGACTCCGGTGAAAAATGCGTCCCATCGGTCAGCTTTGTGCATACATCACTCAGACGTCTCATTGGCCACCCCATCGGATTCTGAGCTGGATCACCGAACATCTCGATAAATTGAGACTTAACCAGCTCATCCGTAGCTGAGATCAGCTTCTTATAGGACTCCATCGTATCGTTCATGGCCCAGAGCACCGCTGCCAGCTTTCGCTGAGTTTCCAGATCCGGGAGCTCAAACTCCAGATCCTTCAGGTCGCGCCAGTTGATCGTCGGTGAAAGCGAGCCCACCGAAATCTTTATGGCCGCATCCAAGAAATAGTCAGAGCTGATGAACAGCGGGAAGAAGTCCTTATCGACCACATCCTCCTTGGGCCGGAGCACCATCCCGTGCGCCGAGAAGATGCCGTCAAAAGGTGCAATGGCGACTTTCTTCTGGTAGGCTCTCCGCTTTCCGAACAGGACATCGCCCTTGTGCATCACCAGCTTTTCTCCGATAGGAGCCACGTCTGACCCAAAGCGAGTGACCTTCAGACTGCCGGAATCAAGGTGCTCCAAGCCAAGGTAGGTGAAGCGATCCTCCTCGACCGGCTTTTTCTTCTCTTTGCTGTTTATTGCAATCTGCTCAAACCGGTATTTCGCCATCACGCACACCTCCTCTCGGTAGAGGGATGAGCGATCATTCCCATGT